GCTACCACTTACACTAAATCCTGTAACTTCAGCTGAGCCACTTATATTAATAAAGGGAACACTAGAACTAACTAATATTCCATCCTGGTATATGTCAATAGTGCCTGGACCACCACTACCACCACCATAAGGATTATATACACCAACCGGTACCTGATCTAAAAATCTTACTTGCGCCATTAAACTTGTTTGTTATCTGGTATAAATATCAGGTTATCCTATAGCTGTTGATCTGTTTTGAGTTTCTTTATCAGAAGCTGTTTCTGTTATAATTCTGTCCCCATCCACTATGCCTTCAAAGAATGCTGGGTTAGAAGTAGCTTCAACTGAAAATATAATTTTAGTTTTGTTTGAGAATTTTTGTATAGCTGTTATATCTTTTTGTAGCACTTCTGGTATAATATATCCGTTAATTTTAATACTAAATGTGCTTCTTACAATACGTTCATCATTTTGAGCTAATTCTGTTTGGAAACCAAATGAATCAATCATAGCTTTAAATTGATAACGTTGAGGATTACCCCAGTAAGCATCAGAAGCATATTCCATTGCTTCTACTATTTTGTTTAATTGTTCTACATAATAAGTAAATACAACACATTCATATGTAACTGTTAAATAATCAGGCATTACTACAGCATAGTAATCTTGTTGAGGTATTCTGTTATTTAATACTTTAAAGTTATCATAAGAATTTCTTGGAGTATATTTTTTAGTAAATACACCAAAATTATTAGGGTTATTAGCATCTAATTTATTAGCTATAGTCCTATTCTTATCTATATTATTACGTTTAAACATAATCAAAGGGGCCATAATTTTACCCTTTTGATCTCTATAATAACCATCTTTTTGATATGATTTCCATTTTTCAGGTGAACCATAAATCACAGGTACAGGTAATCTGTTTCCATTTTGATAAACAGAAGGTTGAATTACATTTTGGAAATAATAAAATATAGCCTCATCAATATCTTGAATACCAACACTAAAAGGTTTAGTAGTGTCTCCTTTAAATGATGTATTTAAAGATCTATTATCTGTAGGAGTTGGGTTAAAACTATTAGGATTACCCGCTTGAGAATAGGTAGGGACATGCTGCTCATTACTAAGCTGCTTCTGTGTCTTTGGTATAGGTTTTCTGATTTGAGCCATTATAATCTGGATAATTCAATGTTAATTCTATCTGATGGTGTGTAATGCGCATCACAAATTACTGATACATTATAGCCAAATTGGCCTAAGTCTGTTTCATAAGGGTTGTTTCCAGCTCCATCTAAATAAGGATAATCAGGATCTTTACCTACAAAAAACTGAGTAGTGTTTACATTATCTATTTCCCAATATCCATTTTGCCACATCACTACATCTCCAACTTCAGGATGTAAATTAGCATCTACTAAATCATCTCTTAAAAATCTGAATTTAATAGGCCAATTAAATTCAACCCCAAAATCATCTACAGGAGAAGTTTGGTCATTAACTTCAATTAAAGAAAACAATAAAACAGGATCAGCAAAATTTCTTCCTTCTGATGATTCACCATACATGTTAACTTTAGTTGTTGTAACATTATATTTATAAAACACTATTTGTTCAGAAATAATTTTATGCATCAACTCGCGATTAACGAATCGAAACATAGAAATATCTCGCATTTGTCCGTATAGTGCCATATTATCCTATAAATATTGTCATTGGTACTTGATTAATTTCTTGAACTCTAGCTGCTGATTCAGCTGCTCTTCTTTCAAGTAATGCTTGTCTTGAAGTTTGATCAAAGTATTCTCTTAATCTTGTTATTAATGCTTCTTTTTCAGCAGCGGCGGCTGATAATAAATCTTGTTGGTTTAAAGTCACTTCAGCCCCTGGAATAGGTACTGTAGAATATTTACCACGTACATATCCTAATACTTCTTTTGCTTTGGCTAAAGTATATTCAAAAATCCAACTTCTACCAACTGAATTAATATTTGAATAGACTGGATTAACATAAGGGACATTAGAAGTATTTACTATTTTATTAGTACCATTAGCAAAAGCTGCATCTATTCTATCTTGTACTTTAATAAAATCAAAAACTAAAAAATGACCATACCCTAAATCACCTCCTCCATCAAAATCATCACCTGTTATTCCTGTACCAGGTACAGGAAACACAGAAAGTATATTATTAACAACATTAAATGTATAGTTTGAAAGTGTTACTTGGTTTTGCATTTCAATTGCTTGAATGTTTTGCATAGTAAAACTTGTAGGCATCATTAAATAATTAGCGTACCCATATCCAAACCCATATAAACCAGCTGGAGGGACACCTCCTAAACCACCTTGTCCTGCTAATAAAGTAGGAGAATATAATTGATTAATAGCTGGAGGTGGTTGATACCAAACATTTTTGATTTCAATTCCACCTGCTATTCCTTCTTCTTCAGCCCAAGCGGCTAAATCATATCTTTGTTGACCAGGTATTAAAGTTAATCTACCTTTATACCAAGTCACATTACCACCAGCTCCTGCTTCTTCACCATATTGTTGAGATAATCTAACAACAGTAGCCATTGTAGGTGTAAATACAGAATTATTAACATCAATTCTATCAGATGCTCCTTCTAAAGATAAGTAATTGTCTCTGGTTTGAAAAGCATATAATTCATTTCCATAAATAGTGGTTGCTTCCTCAAATCCCGCCCAAAAGTTAATATCTTGTAATTCTATATTTTCAATAGGATAACCTAAACGTAAAGCACAAAAGTTAGCTACTTTATTAGCATCAGTTTGGAATTGAAGGTCATCATCATAAAACCCAAAAGGTGTTGGGGGTGGCCATACACTAGGTGTACCGTAATAAGATGATGATACTTGGGCAAAGGATGATGAGCCAGGCCAAATTGGGATTACTGTTGATGCCATATCTTTTTATTAAGCGGTTACAATATAATATTCAATACTAGTAGCACTTCCAGATGGTTCTACTTTAACTGATTTAATATCATCAAAGTTTAAACCACTTGTACTTCCTGTCATTTTACTTGTTGACATCATATATGAGCTACCTGAAGAGATTAAATAGCTCATAGCTTCAGTTGATGATGAAATGATTAATTTAATAGGAGATGTGTTTGAATTATTAGTTACTCTAACATATTTTACACTACTAGTTACAAAAGTTCCAGCTCCTGGAACTGAATCCATGTTAAAAAGAGTAGTAACTGAACCTGTAGGAACACTTAATATTCTATTATCAACATAATTAACATTATTAATAGTATTAGTAACAGAAGATCCTACATCATCTCCATTAAGTGATAAAATTTCAAATATTTGGGAAGTAAAAGTTGCCATGCCTTTTTCATATAAATATTAAAAAGTATAGTTCCTAACTTATTTTTTAGAGTTTCCGTTTGTACCTGAAGTTCCTAAACTTAATCCTTTTTCATAAGCGTCATTATATAGATTAATTAAATCTTCTACAATTGGATCTCTATGGTTTTGTTTTAAGGATATTGCTTCTAAATTTTTAATTCGTTTAGCGGCTGTGTATAAAAATTTAAATCCAGAGTCACGTTTTTGTTTTAAATCTACTTGAGCATCATCACCACAAATAATCATTTTAGATCCTTTACCAATACGAGTCACAATCATTTCCATTTGTTCATGAGTTACGTTTTGAGCTTCATCTACAATTACTACACAGTTTACAAATGTTCTACCACGCATAAAAGAAACAGGAACAATTTCTATTTTATCTTCTTTAATAAGTTCTTCAATTTTTGTTTTGTCATAAAGTAAGAACATGTTTTGATAAATAGGTTGAACCCAAGGGTCCATCTTTTCTCTTAAATCACCTGGTAGGAATCCAATTTCTTCTTTAGAAACAGTTGGTCTAGTGATAATTACTTTCTCAACATCTCTCATAAATAATTTTTCTAAACCAATTTGACAAGCAAGTAATGTTTTACCACTACCAGCAGCTCCAGCTAACAAAGTAATAGTACTTTCTAAAATTTTAGCTTTTGCTTGTTTTTGCTCTTCGTTTAGTTGTAATTTAAATTTAATTGGATTTTTAGGTTTTCTTTTTTCTTTGAAGATATCATCTTCGTGAGAGTTTTGAGTCATATATAACGTTTATTGATAAATATTACAAACAAAGAGGGCCTAGATTTCTCTAGGCCCTTTTGTAAGAATTATTATTCCTTTACTCTAAATTAGATGGTGTTCAATCCACTGATGTAGATCTTACCATAGAATTCAGGACGTAACATCTTCTTAGCGTAACGAGTCAATAAACCTTTACGTGGAGTGAAGGTATCAGGATCGTACACTAATGGAGTCATGATTAATGGAATGTAAGGAGCAAACACAGCACCTGTTTCCAAGAACTGAGAACCTCTGTAACCCATTAAGATCAAGTTTTCAGTCATGTAAGGATTTTTGTAAACCTTGTAACGACCATTTACTGAACCAATTTTCTGTACACCGAAAGCATATTCCATTTGATCAGCTTCACCGTTGTTAGTAGAAGCAAATCCTGGGATTGACTCAAGGATAGTAGCGATTGTTGGAGAAGTTACTAAGAAGTTAGCTCCACCTCTTAAGGTTAACTGATGGATCTTGTTAGATACTTTTTGGATTTTAGTACCTAAAGTTTGGAACCACTGACCTTGAGTGTTGTAGAAACCTGAAGCTTGGGTAGCGAAACCACCATTGCTGTAAACAGTGTTGTTGATAGCTGACCAGTACTCAGTAGCAGCAGAAGCATCTTCAATCAACATATCCAAGATTTCCAAATCAATTTCCATTGAGATGTACTCACTCATAATGTTAGTCAATTCAGCTTCAGCGTCAATGTTCTGGTAAGCAGCTAAATCTTGAGCAAATTCAGGAGTCCATACTGCTTTCAATTTCTTGGTTTTTGCAGAAATAGGTTGTGATTGCATTCTAACGTTGATTTCTGGGATGTCGATTTGAGGACCAGCAGCGTTAGGAGTTGAGAATGAACCTGAAGCTTCAAAATCACCACGACCAGATTGGTTACCACCTATAGCAGAAGCTTGGTTGTTACCTGAAGTAACGTTGATACCATCTTGTGAAGTTGATTTTTCATAGAATACAGTTGCAGTACCTGCTAATTCACCTACAGTTGCGCTTGAAGAAGCGGTATAGTAGAAGTTAATTAAACCAGTAGTGTAGTTGTAAGTAGTGAATGCTTGTAACAAGTTAGTAGCGCTAAATACAGCGTTAGAACCTGATGTGTAGTTAACTACAAAACCACGAACTGCATCTTGGTCAAATGAAGGCATTACTGATGAAGAAATCACTAATTTGATAATCTGACCAGCAGAAACTGAAGCTGAATAGTCAGAATCAAAGTTTACTTCAGCCCAAGTAGCTTCAGAGAATGAACCTGTACCAGGAGCAGCAGCTGGAGGTGTAGCACCATAGTTAGCAGCACCAGTCATAGGCAATGAAGCTGAGAATTGGTTAGTAGCGTAAGTAAAACGACCTTCTGGACCACCATATAAACCACCTACTGGGTTAGGAGTAGAGAATGGGAATTGAGAAGCTGTGTTACGAGTACCATACAAAGATTGACCTGCAGTGTAAGGAGTCTTAGTGTTTCCATATTGGAAATCTAAGAAGAATACAAGACCAGAAGGCATGTTCATTGGTTGAACTGAAACAAATTCTTTAGCTACAATAGTTCCGAATACTTTACGAACTAAAGGCAAAGCAATACCAGCCCAGTTTTCACCCTGTCCACCTGAAGTGAATGAAGAGTTAGAAGAGATGGTGTTGGCTTCAGTTACCAATTGCTTGGCTTGGTTTTCTAACAAGATTGACATATTGTTTTTGTCAACCTCAACTAAACCTTCTAACAAACCGGTTTTATTCCATTTGTTAGACAATTTAGCAGCGTCGCTTTGCAAGTTCTTCCAAGAACCCGCAGCGCTTTCTAATAATTGTTGTACGTTTGACATTTTAGTTTTTGTTTTTTGTTTTGTGTTTTGTTTTGTTTTTTACTTTTTAATTCCGGCCAATGTTTGCCATCTAGCAAATTGGTCATTTACTTCAAGAATTGGCTTTTTAGCGATTACACCAGCAGCTTTAGAAGCAGATCCTCTTAACATTGATTCATTAACAGGTGATTTCTTTTCTTTGAATCCTTCAGATAAAGTTTCAAATACTAATTTAGCTTCTTTTACACTAGCAGCTTTATCAAAAG